GTATTGATGATGATGTTGATTAAAGAATCACTCATAGGAGAGCCTTCCAAATGAATTTAAATAAAGGCTCGACGTACCCTGGCTCGTTCTTTGAGCCACGGGTGCCATCGTGAATCTCACTTCCTCGCATACTTCCTGTACTCATTCTTTTTCAACCACTCCTCCCGCGCCTTCTCCTGCTCTTTCACCAGGTCCATCAACGCCGGCAGCTCATCCACCATTCCAACGAACACATCCAGCCACTCGTCCGGTAATTCATCCACTTCCCAGGGCATCACCGCCGCCCCGCCGACCACCTGGTTGATCTTCTGCGCCCGGATGATCCTGATCAACCGCTCGTCGCTCGTCCGCCCGCTCCGGGCAATCTCAAATAAGGCGGACGCTAACCTTTTTTTGCGCTGAACCGGTGCGCGTTGATCATCTCCACGATCTCCGCCTGCAGCCATCCCCAGAACATCGGGTCCGTCTCTGCCGTTTCTTCCACCATCCGATTCAACTCACCCACACCCAGCCGCGTTTCTTCGCTGCCCTGGCTCAACAACTGTGCGTACAACCCGGCCTGATCGTTCCAGCTCTCCTGGATCACCTTCTCGATCATCGCCTTCTCATTCGGCTCCAGTTTTCGCTTTGGAATATCCAGGTCATAGACCCGCTTCTTCGCCGCTCGCAACAGATCCAACAGCTTCCCCGGCGGGTTCACCCACACCTCCAGCGCTGCCTCACCAAACTCAGGCGCGTAATTCTTCAGCTCGATCCGCTTCACGATCTTCGGAATATTGATTTGCATTCACATCTCCGTTATCACCTTATCGTCGGAGCACCACGTATTTTGTGGTGCGTAGATTCCGCGACCTCATGAAATGAGGGAGCAGGAACTTCATTACATTTCAGCCTAAATGGCCGACACATTCGTGATCACCGTCGGTGCCAGGATCTTCTCGCCCGTCGGGTCATACACAAACTCCACCTGGATCGTTGTCAGGCTGGTTTCCTTGTCCTTGCTCTCGCCAGGCTTCGGCTCCATCACGATCCCGCTGAAATCCAACTGGAACGTATGATTTTCACCCGTCCCGATTGCCGGCCCCTCGAACAGCAGCCTGAACACCTTCATCGTCCCGATCGCATCGTGCAGCGCGATCGCCGCTGTCCCGGTATCGAGCGTTAGCGTCGCCAGCCCCGCGATCTTCCCTTCACCGAAGTTGTCAAACGTCAACACCGTCCCGCCGTGAAACTCCGGGTATTTCCCGCCGATTAGCTCAATGTCGAACGCCCGCAGGATGTTCGTCTTCTCGGTTGTTCCCACTCCCGCCCAGGTGTCATCAAAGAACAACCTGGTCAGGAACCCGCTCATCTCGTTGACTGTCGGCAGCGGTAGCGACCCTGTGAACGAAGTCTTCGTGTTCTGCTTCCCGAAGAAATCCAGCGCCAGCTTGATCGGCGCGTCCCCGCCTTCTTGTGGCACGGTCCCGCTGATCGTCAGCTTCTCGCCCATCACGTATTCGTTCTCGAACGCCTGGATCCCGTCCCCGAATTCCAGCGTGATCGTGTCCGGCGTGTTCGTGCTGTCCAGATCAGGCGTGAAATCCCACAGATAATCGCCCTGGGCGGTTGTCTGCTCAGTCGCTGTCACATTCCCCTTCAGGAAAATGCTGAACAGCAGCGGCAGCACCTGGAAGTACCCGCGCGGGATATTCAGCGTGTTGTTCACCAACTTCCCACCCATCACCGCCCGGTACCCGTTCACATTCAGCCCAATGTTATCCGCCGGGATCACCGGTGTGCGGTCGGGTACATACTTCACCTCACCCAGGATCACTGTATCCGCCGCCACCGCGATGCCCCTGGTCGTTTCCTTGCCTGCCTGCACTCTCTCTAATGCCATTTTTCGCTCCTTCTACGCGATCACATCGTATTTACCTGATTGATTTTCCTGCACCATCCAGGGCACTATCAGCCCATAATGCTCAGATTCATTACCCCAGGTCAATTGCGCCACCTGGATCGGACCATCCAGCCCGAAGTGCACAACCTTCCCGCCCAGTGTGATCGAACTCGCCACCTTCTCGATCACCTTGTCCGGGAAACTCATCACATACGGCAGCTGGTCCCGCTGCAGCCCCATCGTCAGGTGAAATTCCGTCTTCCCCCGGTACACCACCATCGACGGCCCACCGTAAGACACTGCCGCGTCGATGTTCCCATCCAGAAACGAGATCGCGCACGGCACCTTCGTCACCGATTCGGGCACCCTCTCAAGCGTGTAACCCGTCACCCGCTTGCCCTTGTCATCCGTGATCGTTCCCCACAGACGCGCAATATCGTTGAACCAGTACTTCACACCATGTGTTATCTCTGCCATAGGAACTCTTTCATAATCTTTTTGTCATTGCGAGGACGCTCTTTCCGAAGCAATCCCCAATCCCGCTCACTTAACCACTCGAAGCACCGGTGCTTCTCCGGTGCGAAGATCCCGCGAACTCATCGCGGTTTTTGCATGAGTGAGCAGGGACTTCATTTCACCGCCATTTTTTGCACAACCTTATCGGTTGCCTTCTTCAACAGATCCACCACGGCGCCCTTCTTCTCTTCCATCACCGGCCGCGCGATCGGCGTTCCCTCGATCCCGTTCAAATGGATCGACCTCGCCAGGCGATACGCCGCCAGCTTGCTCTCCTCGCCGCTCACGCCCCATTTCTTCTCGACCCATTCCACCAGGTCATAGATCCAGGGCATCTGCGCCCCAGGCTTCCGTCCATCCTGCATGAACCTGAAAATATGCGCCCTCTTTCGATCCGGACCGGTGATACCCGTCACCGCCCCCACCCCGCGCACCTTCAGCGAGCTCCTGATCGAGTTCGCGGTGGAACCGCTGAACCGCTTCACCCTCGGCACCAGGTCTTTCTTCATCAGCGTGTTGCCCTTGCGTACCGCGCTCACGAACTCCTTATTCATCTCCGCCGGCATTTTCTCCAGCAGCGCCAGTTGTTTCTCCAGCTCAGTTGCCGTGATCTGCATGTCCAGATCGGTGTCCGTGACGTATTTCGCCATCAGTCGTCCCACACCTTGAACGGAGCCAGCACCGCATCAATTTGATTGCGCGGAAACTCACTGTAATACGTGCCCTGCCCGCCTTCCGCGTTCCCCGTGATCCCGGTGAACCCGCTCATCGCCTTCATCCGCATCAACGCTGCGATCTGCCGGCATAAATAATTCACGCTTTCCGGCACCAGGTACTGGTAAATGTCCGCTGTCGTATGCGCTGCCGCCGTGGTGCCATTCACCCCGCGCACCACCGTGAACGTCCGGTACACCCCGATCCCCTCATCATTCGCGTGGTCTGCCGGCGTGGTCCCGTTCCACCCGCGTTCAACCGCCAGCGTGTGGCCGTTGATCTTCAGGATCTTCATGTCCTCCACGTCGACCTGGATCACCTCGCCAGCCTTGAACTCCGCGCCGTTATCGACCGTGATCGATACATCAGCCTCGTAGATCGACCCGTTCACCTGGCTCGTTGCCGCAGTTGCCGCCGGGCTGTTCTTTGAACCGTTCCCCTCGGTCACATACTCCTGCTCATCCCCGATCTTCAAGATCATTCCCGGGCTGATCAGGCTCCCGTTCGCCACCGCCAGGCTGGTTACCGCTGCCGTTGCCTGCGTGCCAGTGATCCCAAGCGCCGCGGTCTCCTCGTACTTGCCCCATCTGCCGGGGATCTCAATCCCATCCTCATCCGCCCAATTCCCATCCTGCGCAATCTGGATGTACGGTCCGTTTTCCCAGCATTTGTTCAATGGATAGAGCTTGTAATCCGTCACCGCATTGCCATCATTTGAGATGGTGCCGGTAACCGCCAACAGGTGGTCCACGTAGAGGGGTTCATCTGCGCGCGATGGATCCTTCCCATATTTGCGCGTTTCGCTCACCGGGATGAACAGACCGCCCTTTCTGCGGATCGTGTCGCTGGCTTCCTTGATCCGGTCCAGCAGCGTGTCCTCGAACCCCCTCAGCTTGAGATCCTCGATCACCTGGTTCGCCGTGCAGAAGATTTGAACGATTCCCATGCCTTACCACCTTCGTTTTTTGTCATTGCGAGGCGCGTTCGCTGCGCCGCGGCAATCCCCAACCCAGCTATGTTCTTTGATGGGTGGGGTGTTACCCCCACCCATACTCAACCAATAAACGACTATCCGAGCAGGGTCGCGATGTGCAAACCCTTGACGGCTGCCACACCCCACGCCATCGACACATCAAACGCGATGCGGCGATACTGCTTGTAGATGCGCACGTCGAACACCAACCCGCTCACAGGATCCTGCAAGATGATCGAATCATCAGCCAGGTCGCCCTCAGATGGTACAGCCGGCGGGCGTGCCACCAGGCACAGCGCGTCCCGATGGAACGCGAAGTTGCCGGTGTAAGCAGCCCCGATCGCGAGAGGATCGTTGTTGACCCACGCCACCTTCAAACCGCCTCCAATGGTGATGTCGCCCTCACCGTTGGTTCCGGTGTTGACCACGTACTTATTGGAATCGCGTGCGGTTTTGGTGTTGGTCAGGATGTCTCCCGCCAGCATTGGATTGGAGCCGGTGTCGACGTGTACAACAGTCGATCCCGCTGCATACCCGGCGGTCAGGTCAACCAGGTATCCGCTGCCTGTGCCTGCGGTGTGGCTCACGATCTTTCCGGACTGATGGATGTACAAACCCTCCAATTCAGTGATGATCCCCCGCCGCAACAAATCAGAACCACTGTTGAACAGGTTGCCCTGTTTCGCACGCAGTCCAGCCATCGACGCGTTGCTCAAAACAATGTGCCGATCAGATGCTGGCGCGCCGTTGTCGTCCAGCACCTTCACAACCTGAGCCAGGTCAGTCATGTCCCCGGCGGTCGCAAAAGGCGTCTGTCCGGCGGTGCCATAGACACCGCCCGAATTCTGCTTTGCGGCGGTGAACAGGTCGCTTTCGATCTCGTTCACCAACGTGCGCATCGCCTGCGCGAACAATCCCTGGATCAGCATCTGCTTCGAGCCGGAATTCTCCAACCCTAACATCTCCTCCCCGGTCAGGTAGAACGGGGCGCTGCGGCTCTTGCTGATCGTCACAGTTCCAGCTGGAGCGCTCACGTCCGAAGGATCAGGACCGTAAGCTGCCGGGGTCACGTTGCCGGCCGCGATTGCAGCCGCCACTGGGTAGCTGATCGACTGACCAACTGCGGCGCGTTCTTCAGCGTCAAAGTCAGACCTCACCGCAGGGATGAACCCGATCAGTTCGCGCGAGACAGTGTCCAGCGCTTTGTAGATGATTCCGGTTAAACCGGTAAGTGTGTTGCTCATGTTTTCTTCTCCTTAAAAATTAGATGATTGCGATTAGCAGTGCAACCTGCTAATCCACCAACTTCCCGTCCGACAGCATGAACGTCATCCGATCAGCCGCCGACAGGGCTTCAAACTCCGCGCGCGTCATCTCTTTGGCGTTCTTTCCGCCTTCAGGTTCCGACGCCGGAACGAACTTGCGCGCAGCCGCGTTCTCACTTTCTTGATCCGCGTCTCTCGCGCTGATGTACAGCCGGTTGGCTTCATCCGCCTGGGTTTTCGCCTCGTCCAGCGCCGGGCGCATCTCCAGGGCTTTCAGCTTGCCCTCCTCTGTACCGTCTTCGAAGGCGGTGATCATTTCGTTCATGACCTCCTGTACCTTCTCGTCTGCAGCTCTCGCCGCGTCGTACAACTCTTTTAGCTTTGCCATCTTCACCTCTTTGGTCCAAAAATATCCAGGTAATCGCGCAGCTCGCGTGCTTCTTTCTGCATATCCCGCGCGCTTTCCTGATCTTCAACGGATTGATCTTCCTCAACTTCAATTACCAATCCATCGGCACTTGCCGTCCCTGGGGTCTCTTCGACCTCCATAAGCGGTTGATCCTCTGCATCGGATTCCTCACCGTCGCTGACCGGATCCTCATCCGTTTGAGAACCATCGTCACTGTCTTTCCCATTCAAATCCACTTCATCTTTCAGCAGCTCTTCAGGAACGTTCTGGTAACTGTTCAAGCAGTTCAGAACCGCCATGTTCTGCAGCTGCAGCTTGAAGGGTTTCTCGTCACCGACACTTACAACCTCGTCCACGAACCCCTTCTCCTGCGCCTGGCGGGCAGTCATCCACGTTTCATTGCTCATCATCCGTGCCAGCTCTTCTGCGTCCAGATGGGTTTTGTTCTGGTAAGTCTCCACGATCCCGTCCTTGATCGTCTTAAGGAAGCTGATCGTGGTTTTCAGCTCTTCCACCCCGCCGATGGTGATCGTCCACGGGTCATGGATCATGAAGAATGCGCTGTCCTGCATCACCACACGGTCGCCCGCCATCGCCACATACGTCGCAGCGCTCGCGCACAACCCATCGATCCTGGTGGTCACCATTCCCGGGTAATCCGCGATCATCGCCCGGATCGCGCTCGCTGCGAACACATCCCCGCCCGGTGAATGGATCCTGATCGTTACCGGACCGCCTCCACCGTGCTTCTCCAGGTCATCTTTGAACAACTGAGGGGTGATCTCATCCCCCCACCAGCTGTATTCCGAGATCGGGCCATAGAACTCGATCTCCGGTTCCCCGCTCTCGCTATCCTCCGCGCTGCGCAGGTTCCAGAACCGCTCAAACGGTCTCGCGGCTCCCTCTAAAATTCGTACAGGTTCTTTCTTAGGCATGTTGACCTCCATAAAGCCCAAATACACCCGCCAGCGGTCCGCTCATCGCCTTCACGCGCTCCGGGTGGGGTAACAAATGCTTTCCGTCCTCTTTCCACGGTCTCAAGTGGTGATCCAGCGGGTAATGGAAACACGGCGTGTCATGGGAATACTCGTGAAAATACACCCTGTCCCCCTGGTAGCAGTCCATCCCGCACAGGATCACCGGGTCGCAACCCATCCACAACGCCAGCCATGCCGCCGTGTTCGAGCTGTAGAATCCCGTCCATACCGGAACATCAAACTCCACATCGCTGGTCGGGTCCGGGCTCACCCTCACACCCTTGAATTTCATCACTCCGCTCAGCAGTTCTGGATCAGTCTTTGGTTCATCGTTATAGACCATGAACGGCGCGTCCACCAACCTCAGCGCGTGGTAATTCACCGCGATCAGCACCGCGTTCTTTGGTACCCGCTTCAAATCTTCCGGCAGGCTCGGACCACCCCCCAATACCGCCGCGGGTACACCCTTATACAGATCCTTGAACTCACTCATCCGCTTCATGGTTTCTGGTAATCCTCCAGCAACTGGTTGTCCTTGTTCCCCGCCGCGTCCAGACTTCCGTCTTTCAGCACCCGTGCCATATTCGACGGGATGTAATACGTATCCCCGCCTTCATAAGCTGAAAGATCGTTCACCTGCCGCGCCTCGTTCGGCGTCATTTGCCCGCTCAGGATCATCCCCTTCAGATATTCCGACCTGGTTTTCGCGTCCATCCACAACAGCGCTTCCCGGATGAACCGCAAGTACGTGTTCCCTTGCTATACCGCCTTCAACCACTTCAACCGTCCTGCCTGTTCCCATTGCACCAGGTAGGGGTTCAGTGTGGTGGAAAGGTAATCCAGCTGCTGCTGGCTGTTACTCTCGTACGACTGCTTGCCCATGTTCAATTTATGCAGCGGCATCCCGAAGAAATTGGAGATCTCCGCGTCCGTTGCCGCCACAGTCTCCAAAAATTGCGCGTCCGCCGGCTTCATCGTGATCGCCTCGAACTTCGTCACTCGGTTATCGAATACCGCCACTCCGCCAGAATTCTCACTGCCCTTTACGGCTGAGAGGTACGAATCCTTCACCTTGTCTCGCGCCTCTTTATTCACCTCACCATCCACCCACAGTATCGCTGCCGGGTTGAGTCCCTGCGAATGAATGTGATCCTGGGTTTCATGCGCCCCGATCTGCCTCCCGATTGTCTCGCGCGCGTACGTCAGCACACTCTTCCCAGAGAGACCGTCCGTTGAATTAATCATCAGGTGCAAAATTTCATTTCCGGGAATATGCTCTACTTCCCCATTTGGAAACGTTGTCTTGAACCATAACTCACCGCTCTTTTCAAACTCCGGTGCGGTTTTATCCGCGGCCAGAATGAACCACTCCCTATATTGGCTTACCGGTTCCCAGATGTACGCGTTCCCGTAGTAGATCAACCACTGCACAACGGTCTTCTTGAACACGAACGGCGTCATCCAACGATTGGGTTGAATTTCCATCAGGTATGCCGTGTTGCGTGTCTGACCGTTCGGTGCAACCTGGTTGATCGACCGGCCTGTCTTCTGGAACACCTGGAACGGGAGCGAAGCAATATCATCGCTCAGAATATTCCCGCAGCGGTAAGCCGTCGCGATCGTCTTCGCCGTTTCCGCAGAAACACTCTTCCCGGTTTTCGTGTACCCTCCCCACGCCCGTATATATTCCGGTCGTGTCTCCGGCTTGATCGGCGGCGCGCCAGGTTCCGGCATCGGAACATTGCGAATGGAGCGGATCAGGTCACTGATGATCATTGAACCCTTCCAAATCCGATCATTACGCTAAAGATCAAAAGCATCCCGCCCGCTACGAACCAGATCAGGTTGGGGTACAGAATCCACACCCCGTACAGGATCAGCGCGCAACCTGCCAGCGCCAGAAGATCATCCATATATTTTTTCATTCAGCCCTCTTCTCCAGCACCGCGTTGACGTTCCCGTCTTCGGTATACCTGAGTTCAACGATCCTCCACGGTTTTGGCTGGTATGTCATGTACCGCCGCTCTTCCGGGTCGAAATGCTCAAATGTCACCGCTGTGATTGGGTTGCAGTGGGTAGGATCATGCAAAAATCCCGCTGATCCGCCGTAAGGCGTCTCAATGTCCACTCGCGCCCCTACCTGCATCACCCGCCATAGCTCGTTCATGAACTCGATAAACGGTCGCCTGGTGCCCTTGTCAGTCACTGATACAGGTGGAATATGCTCGAGAATATGCCAGGCTTTCGCGAATTCCACGCTCTCGCTCTCAATTGGCCACGGATGTACGTTCAGATCATGCACAATATCCACTCCCGGCAGCGCCTGGATGTCGATCCCGACATATCCGAGGTCCTTATGGTTTCCGCAGGCAACATCCAGCTTCATCACATCCCCCAGTCATCGCTCAAAATCGCCGCGCTCAGGTCCACTGTTCCCTGGTAATACTGAGCCCTCGCCATCGCGTTCGCCAGTGCCACGATCGGATCGATCCTCTTCGTCCTCACCACGCTGCGTCCCTTGTGTTCCTTCACGAACTTGATCTGCTCGTTCCCGTTCTTCGCGATGCTCGCATTGCCAAAGGTCCACCGCGCCACCGGGTTATACTCGTGTGTCAATTTGCCCTGCTTCAACAGCGTCTCGATCAGGTTGATCGGCGCCGTCATAACCGCATAAGTCTGGGGTACATCCACGCACACCAGGTGCTCCTTTTCCAGCTCCTGCAGCAGCATCGTTGCCATTGCCCGGTCGCTGGGAACCTCCCTCACGTTATAAAGCGCCTTCCAGGTCAGGATCCGCTTCTTAACCTCTGTGTAATCCACCACGTTCCCCGGTGTCGCCGTAATAAATCCGCCTTTTCCCCATTCGTTGTACGGCACCCGGTCAGTCCGCACCCGCTCCACCATATTCTCCGCCGGGATGAACACATCCCAGATCGCTCGCCAGTCGTACTGCTCGCCCTGTGGAGGAAACAACGCGCACAGCGCTGTCAGATCGGTTGTCGAAGACAAGTCCAGCCCGACGAAACAATCCTTTCCTGCCAGGTCATTGCGCGTCCACCCTCCCACCGTCTGGTCAAACAGATCGATCGGCAGCCAGGTGGTCAGCTTGGTCGTGATCCATTGGTTCAATCTCAGCCACCGGAACAAACGTTCGTCTGCAGGCTTGTTCTTTGCCTTCAACGCCGCTTCCCTGAACGCCTCAACGGAGAACGTATGTCCCAGGCTAGGGTTCGCCTTATACCAATTCGTCTCGTTGTAAATGTCATCCCCGTCGTAATTGAAAATTGTCACGTACCAGGTCGGGTCAATGATCTCCCCCGCCAGGAGCTTCATCGCATAATCATGCTCTTCCCACCCGATCGAGACCCGGTCCGGATCGTCCCCGGCCGTTGTGATGATCCACCAAATCGGCTGCTCCCGCGCGTCCCCGGACCCCGAGGTCATCACGTCCCACAGATCCCTGTTCGGCTGCGCGTGCAGCTCATCAAAAATACAACAGCTCACATTCAGGCCGTGCTTGGTGTACGCCTCGGCGCTCTCCACCTTGTACACTGACCCGGTCCGCTTATCCTGAATTTCCTTGCGCGAGTCGGTGATCTTCGCCCGCTTGGCCAGTACCGCGTTCTGCGCGATCATATCCTTCGCCACGTTGTACACCAGCGAAGCCTGCGCCCGGTCTGCCGCGCACCCGTAGATTTCCCCGTTCATTTCGCCATCCGCGAACAGGTGATACAGTGCCGCCCCCGCCGCCAGCTCGCTCTTTCCGTTCTTCTTCGGGATCTCGATGTACACGAACTTATACTGCCGGGTGCCGTCATCCTTCAGCGTCCCATACACATCCCGGATGATCTTCTCTTCCCAGGGCAATAACGTGAACGGCTCACCGTGGAACTTACCCTTCGTGTGCCTCAGCCCCTCGAAGAACGCTACCGCTCGATCAGCATGCGCCTGGCTATACATCATCCCTCCCAGGCTGCAGGCAATGACCAAAACTAGTAAAAACTTGACCACGCTCTTCATTCCACATCATCCGTTTCACCACTCCGTACCGGTTCCCGCTTGGGCAGCCTGTTCAACAGCTGTTCAAATGGATCCTCTGGAGGTTCCTCCACCTTTGTCTTCGGGGCGGCTCCTGCCCTTGCTTTTGGTGTCAAATACAGCGCCTGTCGCAATTTCATCAGCAAGTCTCGCTTCCGGTCCGCTCGGGTGTCCAGCTGCACCACCTCATCGGTCGCATCAATCACCCTGCTAGCCACCTTCGCAGCCTCCTCGATGGTGCCATTCTTACGCAACAGTTCAAGCTCCTTGGCCAGCACCTGCATTGAGTTGTACGCAGCCCGCCGCATCTCATCAATCTCCGCCTTCTGTTCCTCGAGCATGCAATAGTCAATCATCAGATCCAAGTCCAGCCTGGTCACCACCACAGCTTCAACTCGGTCGTACTCTCGCTTCAATCGCCTCCAGGTTGCCTGCGCGATCGGGTGATCTTTCAGCCGTGCTGGCATCGCCGGCAACTTCGTGCCCCCGGTCAACGCCTCTTCCTGGGCAGCTCTCAGCTCGGTTTCCGGCTTGGTCGCGTGCCGGGTGTGGAGTGTCACTGGCTTAGCTGCCGGCATCTATGCCTGAATTCTCCACATTGGGAATAAAATTTACGCAGATGAGGGCGCGCGGTTTATTTTTAAAACTTAAAAACTTTTTCACGCCCCTCCCCCTTTTGATTGAAAATTAATTTCCATCGCCGTTTTCTTTGCGTGACATGAGTGACACAATGACTGGAATGGACCCCGGAAGAACAGCACAATATCCCCCCGGTGTGGGGTAATATGATCCACATCCGTCGCCATCGTGAACACCCCGCGCTTCATGCACTCCGCGCACAACGGCGCCTTCACCAACTGCCGCGCCCTGATCTTCCGCCAGCGCGCTGAGTTGTACAGATGCGCCCACTCCCGGTGATGATCCGGCGCAGCCGCTGCCGCCATCGCCCGGTGAGCATCGCAATACCCGCTCTCCACCAGGTTCCCGCAGCCACCATACGCGCACGGCCTCATCGATCTACTCGGCATCTTTCCTCACTTGAACGCCAAAACCGCCTGCCCAGTGATCAACGCCCACAGCAGCGCGATCACCGACACGCCCAACACACCAGCGATCCACACCACCACCCGCATCGCCGGCGCCAGCTTCTCCAACGCCCGGAT